CGGAAGGTACTGCAACAGACGCGGAAGGTACTGCAACAGACGCGGAAGGTACTGCAACAGACGCGGAAGGTACTGCAACAGACACGGAAGGTACTGCAACAGACGCGGAAGATACTACAGGCTTAGAAGATTCTATAAGATCCGATGGTGCAACCGATGATGCAACCGATGCAGCAATAGACTCTGATGGTGCTAAAGACTCTGAAGGCGCAGCGGCTTTCGCTGCCAATGCTGATTTAGATACGGAACTCTTTGGTCCTTTTCTTTTTGGAAGTTCTGATGCAGCTACAGGTGGATCCATGCCACCCACCATATCACCGTATTCACCACCTCCATCGGCCTCTTCATCGTCCTCATCGTCCTCCTCCTCTTCTTCTTCCTCTTCCTCTTCCTCTTCCTCTTCTTCATTATCATCACCACCCTGTTGCTCGGCAGGCGCTTGATCGCTTACAAGAGCATCACTTGCCTGTTTCTCTTCCTCTGCAACCTTCTCTGCTGCAATACGATCCGCGTCTACATCAATAATTGCTTCTGTAATCTGCACATCTTCTGGAATGACCTCGATATCTTTCTCTTCCTCCGCAATCTCCTCATCGGTTCCTGGAAACGGACGAGTGATATTCTCTGGAAATGCAAAATTACACAGTGCACGGCTTCTAAATCGGTAACTGGACGGATTCTTCATCTTTGCAAACATCTCCACCGCCGCAAACACATCATCTTTCTCCTTCTTCTTTCCTATCTCTCCTTGGATTTCTCCATTGCGTGCAGGCGTGTACTTATTCAATAGCACATAATCACTCATTTCGCACTTTTCCTCCTTATCAAGTGTTACACGCGGCATGTACTCTTCCTTTGAACCCTTATAGTACGAAATCAGACCCGCCAAACGCTTCTTCAGAACCTTCGCATTGATAATCTTTGAATTTGCAGGATTGATGAAATTGCGCTTAAACGTTTCATCATCGATCGGCAGACGCGGATAGGACACATAGGGTCCTTTCTTCATATCTTCTTCGATCTTGATGTTCGATGCCAATAGTTTGGCCTTGATTCTAGGGTAAATCGTAGTAACGCCCTCTTGCGCCTCTTCATCATAGGTTACACCATCGAATACTCCATTCTCATCATTGTGGCGCACATATCCCTCCTGAAAGAAGGAAATCAATACACTCATCTTTTGATTGCCTTCACGAAAACGCACAATGTCTACGCGAGGCTCCTCTTCTGCGAGTTTTTTTACCTTCTCCATGACTTCCTTTCGCGTAGACAATAACGAGAACTCAGCACATTCAATGTATCCTCCTAATACATTTGCCAAAATACCTAATTCCTCTGGAAAGTTGATGATCGGTGTTCCTGATAATCCGATGATCTTGCTGTTTCGTGCGTCTGTCAGCAATCGATAAAAAAGATAGGCGCGCTTGTAATTCTCCGATTTGCCACACAGTTTCGGCTCCCATCGACCTGGTACGATCGGTTCCGCATCGATCTTTCGTCTCGAACCTCCTTCTCTCTCTGTAATATATGGCATAATCTGCCCTTGCATTAAACGAGATAAATTGTGAACTTCATCGATCACGATCACCGCGTCATCGAACGTCGGTTTTCCCGTTTCTGGATCCGGCAAGCATGCATAGCGTTTGAGTTCTGCAGCGCTGATACCATTGTAACTAATAAATTTAATCCGCGAATCGATCATGTGGGTCAGTTGCTCGCGGATCTCATTTTGGAACTCAGGCGCAAGTCCTTTATAGTTCGACTCTTTTGAAAAATCAGGTACCCAGAATACCCTTCGTTCAGGATCGTCACGACCCAATATCTTCGTGAGATACTTCGGCTTCAAGGATAATACAGTAGTGGCATAGGTATATTCGATTCCTCCTGCTCCAAACTTAATCGGAATCCAATGATTATACACATTGAAATGACGAAATCCACAAAACGAGATTTCAGACATAAAGTTGGGACGAAGGGAAAACGGAGTCATAACAATAATTCTCTTATTTGATGTACCATATAAGGCCTCTGCCGCTGCAATGGCGGAACATGTCTTTCCTGAACCGAGTCCATGATACACCAAAATACCACGATAGGGGCCGACATTACGAATGTATTCGCGAACAAATTCCTGATACAAAAAAGTATCTACTTGGGTTCCTTCCTTTTGTTCAAGTGCAAGACATGCATTTTTATCCACTGCTTTTCCCAATTCTGCATGAGGAAGGCGAAAAGCACTATAGTTCTCTTTGATAAAATTGTAAAAGCTCTTTCGCGTCTGAGGAGTATACACCACCATATCCGTTACGTATGGATTGGCGCCGACAATTTCGTCCTGTTTGATTCGATATTCTTTCAATTCCGAGCGCATTTCAGCCTCTGGCTCCGAATCAAGCGCATAGGTTCGCGGCTGATAATCGCTGGCCGGTTTTGTGGCGACTCGTGGAGCTCTCTTTTCAGCTGGCTTTTCGATAGGTGCCGCTTTCTCCTCATCTGTAGCAGCCGGTTTAGCCGGCAATCGCATGCCTCTTGGCGCTATCCCTTTTATTGATTGTGCCACTGATTTGGCATGCTCTACACGAGTCGGAGGAGCTGATTCGCTCCCTTGAAATGGCTGTTGCAGGGCAATATCAATTTGACCGGTCGGTGCAGCCCTTCCCAGTTGTGCAATAAATGCTGGATCGGCAAGTTTAACACCCTTCGATCTTATCACCACCCCCTTTGGCTTGGCTGCTTGATCACGAGCAGCTTTTGGATCGATGGGGGCTTTTGGATCGGGTTGTGAAGCCATCTATTATCCTACTAGAAAGGATATCTTGATTCTAACACATTTCTCATGCGATAAAATCATGATAAAAAATATACCTTAGACGGTATTATTCGGAGTCATCACACACGTGTCACATACATTCACAAAATTCTTCTGGTTCGCATCTCGGACGGGTGCCGTGCACAGTTGATTCTTAAATCTATAATATGTATCAAATTGAGGCAAATAAGGGTTTGTATTTTGGTTAATACTTGGTGTTGGATTTTGAGCCGTCGGGCCATTTGTATTTGTAGTAAAGGTAGAACATACAGGTATGATAACATAGGATCCATTGGTTTGTTGCGTCAACGATCCCGAACAGGTTTGCATTCCTGCCTGCTGTAACAAGATCCGTTCCGAAGAATAGACCTCGGCGGCACTTCCTGCCGCTCCACCGAATACACTTGGATACTGTTGTGTCGAGCCCGTAGCAATCGTCATTTGCTTTCCATTTCCATACGAGCATGTTCCATCGGAATTCGAGCAAACCGACGGAGTCGGGACATTCGTATTTTGTGCACCCGTACACGTGGCAACCCCTTTAATGTAGGTAGATGATAAGATCTGATTCTGCCAGGTTAACGTACTCGAATCTACCGTTTTGCTACGATTGATGTATACATTATTCTGCTTTTGGAGGAGTTCTGTAATTTTACTAGCGTCCATATTCTACTATACGGTCTTTTTTAATACGCCTTTCTTTGCATCATCTGGCTGACTCGTTGGCTCCAATAGTTCCAGTGCGGCACGCGAAGCCTCTTGTTCCGCTACTTTCTTATTGCGCGCCGTGGCCGTGGTCAGAATCCTATCATTTGGATCCACCACACCCATGGTAAAGATGCGATCATGCGGCGGGCCTACAACGGCAATCTCCTTATATCGCGGAGGAACATGATACAGTGCCTGAAACTTACGAAGAAGCTGGTCCTTGTAATTCGTATCTTCAATGATGATTTGTACAAAGTCAATATGTTTCTCGATGATTCGGACAAGGAAATCATTACATTGCTGCAGACCACGGCCGACGTCCTCCTCTTGCAAATACAAGGCTCCGAACCAGGCCTCAAACATCGACCCCAAAATGCGCAGATTGTTACGACCATCGCATACGTCTTCCATGTGACGACTCAAAATGATCCATTGACCCATTCCCACGTCCTTCGCCAACTTGCCGAGCTGTTTATTATTAACGATTCGAGAAAGAATACGGGTCAAGAAACCCTCTCCTTGTCCTGGATAGCGTTTCGTCACATATGATGCAATGACAAGACCAAGGACACGGTCTCCCAGATATTCTAGCTCTTCATTATCGCACTTTCGCAACGGAATGCAATCATCAGGTCGCGGGGCAATGACGATCTCTTCTCCATGCTCCGCCTGCTCTTGCCATAGTTCAGGGCGATCCACATACGATTTATGGCAACAAGCTTGCGCAAATAGATTGAAATTGTTAAAACGGCCCTTCCAGCCATATTTCTTAAGAATCGGAATGACATCCGATGGAGTGACCTCCCGATTCTTTGGATTCCATGGATTAAAGACTTTTGTTTCTAGATTCATCTACTCACTAGACGCGAAGTTGGTTTAGATTCCAACCGTATACGCCATCAATTTTATGTGTAAGTCTAAGAGTAATTTCCGTACCGAAAGATAGGGATGGCAGATGAGTATTCAGATTATGTAGACATCGGCGGAGAATGCTTTAATACGACCGGTGCCAAAATGGAGCCCACACCAAAAAATAGGTCATATGATTTGGTATGCAAGAGTAAAAAGAAGTTTGATACAACCTTTAAGAATATTCTAAAAGAAAACGGCGATCGGGAGCTTCTTCAAAAATTCTTACCCTATCAAAAGCCACAACTTCGCGGAATGGGACCGAATGACAAGAAACGTTTAACCGAAATTATTCGAGCAAGAATGGCCGATTTACAATCCAGTCTTCAGCATAATAATCGAACCGTTCAAAGTATGCAATTTGAACGATATCATGAGAATCTTAGTAAATTATTACAAGATATCAAGAATGCGGATGGAGGTCCATCTGTTACACCGATCTCTACTGTGCGAGATCGAGTTAAAAAGCTTAGCAAGGAAAAGGTCTTTTATCTTCTAATGGAAATGGCATGGTATTTATTGCACCCCGAAAAAATACGAAAAAGTGCCGATTCGTGGAATACCATATTAGATCAAATCGAACAGATCAATCTTGGAGAGATGGTGGAATACATTCATACAACCAATCCGACACGATATACTACTCGCATCGACATCGATCGGGTCGAAAAGGCAAACGATGGAATTGGCGATGCTCTTTCTCTGCCTGATGACGCAGAGGAACTAAAAAAGCGCCTACAAGCCATTTTAGCCATCTTACAAACCAAGAAGTACCTATCACAAGTGAAAAGTGATAAGAAAGGTCCTGTCCAACCAGACGGTCTCGACAAGGTCTTGCCCGAAAGCATGGCATATCCTATCGCAGGCGGCGCTCTTACCAAAAAAGCAAATGATGTAAAACCACTGTATCCAGCCATGTTACCCTTCTACGACTATTTCTTAAAACGATACAATCCAATTACTGGCGTCCTTGCTGGAATAGACTATAAAGAGAAAGTGTCTCTTCCATCTCTTGCCCAATTATTGTACGTATGTGAACAGGTTAATAATACGCAAGGCATCTATAAACTAACTAATCTTGATCAACGTGTATATAATTTCATCAAGGCACATCTCCTAGGAATTAAGACGTATCTTTCTAATAAGACAGATGAAGAGAAAGCTGATTTTGATACGGCTGCCATGGTGCTGCCCAAAATTTCGATTACTACTTTTATGAATAAGTATGGAAAGAAAGGAAACTATACCGATCCTGATAAGATTGCGTCCCTCCAATTCATGATGATGGGAGTAAATCTCGAATTGCATTCCGATAAATCGAAAATGACAACGTCTATTACCGATGATGTTCAGCGTGGACTCATTTATGATGCGGCAAAAGCTTTTTTTACCGATGATGCACTCTATCTCGTTTGTACCGATTCCAAATCCACAAAGGAAAACATTCCTATGAAATTATTTGAAATAGACGATAATACGGTAGATGTATCTAAAAAGCAGTCACTTATTCCCATTTCTGATAATTTCTTCAATAAGAATCCCAAACAAGCGGATTTGCATTTAGAAAAAATTATGAAGATTAGCCCTGAGACTCTCTACCATCATGGTATGCTAGCCTTGAGTATTTTCATGGCATCGAAAGAACTTCTTTCCAAATAGAATGGAATCCAATAAGCCCTCTTTTAGTATGAACCGTGTGCTACTAAAAGCAAAATATAGCCTCTATAGTGCGCTCATCTTCTTTCTTCTTGCTAATCCTGAAACAGCATTTGTTCTACAGCGTGTGGTGGGAGGATTATTCAATGTTATTACATCAGGCGGCGCTCTTACTATTTATGGGCTATTCCTTCATACGGCGCTATTCTTCTTTACAATGCTAGGATTGATGTTATTACCTAGCGAGTGAGTGCCCTTCGAAGTTGCTTCTCTTGCTCTTCAGAATACCGCAATCCAGAATAAATCTGTTTAAACAGAACCATTTGAACCATGATTTCCGCTGCATTTTCTTTAAATCCCTTCTTATTTTTGAAAAAGAAGAAGAGACTTGTTCCTTGAATCTTTTGTTGTTCCGAAAACATGGCATTCCACCCGCCTTTTGGTACCCATTCCTCTAATTGATCGCATAACGGATTCCAATGAAACATGATCTACTATATACGTGTCAACATGGTTTAGATTCGATCCCAAAAAAAATAACACCAAATAGAATGAAGCGCACAATTATCTTTGTTGCGTTATTCGCAATTCTTCTCTTTTTCTATCTTCAAGTCAATGAAGGATTCCAAGGTTCCAGTGGTCCTTCCATCGTTATTTGCAAGGCCGAGTGGTGCGGTCATTGCAAGAAAGCTGCACCCGAGTTTGAGAAATTGGTCCGTGCTTCTCCATTGAAACTTTCTAATGGATCCCAGGCTACTGTCAAGATTCTCGATGCGGATCAAGATAAAGACGAGATCAAAAACTACAAGGTTCGTGGTTATCCCACCATTCTTATTATGAATGGTGCCCAGCAAACGGAGTATCCGGGTGAACGAACCTATGATGGCGTTCTTGATTTTCTGAACCAGATGTAATGATACGCGTCTTTATTGATGCATCTACCTTTGAGATTTTGCCTATCCAAGATGGTCAAAATCCCTATATTGATATATCCTATTACGGGTTCAAACATGCTATTCAACAGCATCAACGTGTGATGAAGGCATTCAGCGCGTCACCCTCACTATTATGCCATATACCCTCTTCTACCGTTCCATTACCTGATATTGTTTTTTGCGCTAATGCAGGTCTCTCCCTTCCACGCCTTGGTAAACCCCTTCTTCTTCTCCCTAATATGAAAGACAAACAACGTCATGATGAGTTGCCCTATTTACGCCATTGTTTTGAATCCATTCAACTTCCTATGATCGAATATCCTGGAAAGGAAATATTTGAAGGACAAGCCGAACTAAAATGGTTTCATGGAGGAAAAAAAGCAGTGTGCGGATATGGTCATCGTTCCACCAAAAAAACCTTTATCGAGTTAGACCGATTCTTTCAATCCCTATATGGTGATGATAAACCAGAACTTCTTGTTCTTCGTTTACTCTCTCCTTATTATTATCATTTAGATATAGCCATGTTAGAATATGACGATTCTCGTTGTATGATACATCGGTCAGCCATTTCTACTACATCTTTACGAAAATTAGAAAAATTTCTAGGAAAAGAAAATGTAACCGCAATTGATACAACTGATACATTTTGTTTAAACGCAGTGGTGGATGGAGCATATGTAATTACCCATATCCTTACTGATCCTCATATTAAAACAATAATAGAATCACGGACAGGGCGTACTGTAAAACAAGTCGATACCTCTGACTTTGAAAAATCAGGTGGATCGATTCGATGTATGACGCTCGATATCCATACTGCTTAAGGTCAATATATGATCATAGAATTAATGGACAAGTTCTCCGTTACACTTCTCCCTGGTTCATTACGTTTATATAAATGTACACGTAATGAATTTCAACATATTCTTCGTTATCGATTGTACGATGTCTCCAAAGATATCTTATGCCAAACCTTTCTCGATAATGAAGTGACCTTTTATTTTCATATACGAGATGACAATGAATTTTCTCATTCTGTTCTCCCATCTATTTGCATTGCTGATCCGCGAAGATATCGTGCCATCGATATCCACGAAGACCTTCCAGGAATCGATCACATTGGAATCATTTATCGAATCTCCAAACAATTTGTCCAAAAACAGATTCCGATCTTATATATCAATACTTATGGGCACAATTTAATACTAGTTTCGGAAGAATTTATGACGAGTGCCATGGAAGTATTAAAAGAAATCGCGTGGATCTAAAAATTGATCGTTTGATCTTATGATCAATAAAGCAACACCATGTATCGCGACTCTTCCATTAAGACATTGAACCATGCACTGCATAACTTATATTCCATTTCTGAATCTAAACTCACGTATCAACAACGTCTCGATGTTCGAAACATCTATGCCGACATGTCCTACTCTCCCTATGTTCAACATCGAACGGAGCATGAGATTATTACATTGACCTTTCCACGCGAATGCACGTCGATCTCTAATCTGACCAATAATTATGGTTGTAAAATGGTATATTATTGGCAAGTGAACGGATTTGTTAGTGAAGTCGAAATTAAACCAGGTATGACGGTCTCGATCGATCGTGAAACAGTGATCACAATCTATACTCGCTCCAAACCAGACCTCGTAATCACCTTCGACATGACCTTGACCAAACCCTCTATCCAATCCAAACTTTAGAACGAATGTCTGCGTTTTATGATCGATCGATTTTGAATGTGATCGATCACAGCATCTTTCCCCTTTTGAATGATCATCTGCTTGATCGATTCCTCCATTGAAAAATCCAAAATATTGATCTCTCCTAGTAAGATCGGAATACATCGTGAATCATAACACCGCATTTCCGTATTTACTTTTTCTCGTAAGGCGATGTTTAACGGTCGTGTAATAATTTCATCGATCTCTAACTCCATTAGATCGATCACTTTTTCTACTGACGTCCTAATTAAAATACTAAGTGTTCGAGCATGTTCCTCTTCTGGTAATACAAACAACGGATAATTGCTGATCACTGCACCGTCTACCAAATAATGACCGGTCTGTGGACAGAGGAATGGCTGAAAATAATAAGGGGCCGACATGGATGCGCGAACCGCATCAGATACACGATACGTTGGACTTGTCGTAGAACTATAGGTAACGGGCGAGGCATCGTTGAGATCGGTTGCAATGACACGTAATGATTTCCCAAATCGTTCTTCGCATTCTTGAAAGGTTAGTTCGGAAGAAAGACCCTTCACATGAAGACACGCATCTATCAATTTGTGCAGTCGTTCTCCTGTATCTAGTCCAAAATGAAGAATCCATCCCGGAATGGAATCGACTTCTTTAATATTGGTGAAATCAAACCGAACCGAAATTTCCATTAGCTCTTCTAACGTAAATCCAATACATAGACACATGGCTACCAGTGATCCGGCAGAAACCCCCATCCATTCTTTTATTGCAGAAATCGGAAGATATTTTGATAATTCAAGCAACGCGCCTGTATGTGCCATCGCACAGATCCCTCCCCCTGATAAATAGATTCGATGGGGCAACATCTCTGAGAGGTTATTATCTATGATTTGATACATGCGTTTACGTTCGATAATGTCTTAATCCAATAGGAGATGTCCGCAAAATCTGGTTATTTAGCCGTATCAGGAGGACATCAGATCTATTATGAAATGCATGGTCAAGGCCGGCCAACAGTGATATTACATGGCGGACCAGGTGGAGGAATGGCAACATCTATTCTTAGCACCTTTGATTTAAAACAGTGGTGTGTTGTCTTATTTGATCAACGAGGGTGCGGTAAATCTAAACCATTTGGATCTCTTGTCCACAATACCACATGGGATCTGGTGGAAGATATAGAAGCTCTTCGTTGTTATTTCGGATTTAATAGGTGGTTTGTAACAGGAGGATCGTGGGGAACTACCCTTGCATTGGTTTATGCCGAGAAATACCCTTCTCGTGTAACGGGTCTTCTTCTTCGAGGTGTATGTTTTTGTGATGATGCGTCCTTTCGATGGCTGTATCAACACGGCGGTGCGTCCGAAGTATATCCTGATGCATGGAAAGGGTTTCTTTCTGTTTTGCCCAAACGGCTTCATTCTGCAGGCTGGAAGGCCATCATGCGCTATTATCAAAAGAAACTGCAAGGCCCAGATGCACTCCTCTACGCCCGTGCGTGGTCCACATGGGAGAGTGATGTATCGTATTTGATGCCCCAACATGACAAGACTCCACCAAAGGAGTTGCTTTCTACCGCATTATTGGAAAATCATTATTTTATGAATAATTGTTGGTTAACAAGAGATCAGATACTTCGTGGACTTTATAAACTACGGCATATTCCCTTTACGATCATTCATGGACGATATGACATGGTATGTCCGATTTCGGCAGCCTATGCCATCAAAGATGCTCTACCACACGTGACACTACATGTTACCCCTAATGCGGGACATTCATTCAGTGAGCCAGGTACGAAACGACGCTCAAAAGAAATGACGCGGATCATGCGACGGGCCTGGCCTAGACGAACACATAAAAAGACGCGTGAATAGTCTGGCTCACGACAATTGTTTAATAAGAACAGTAATGGATCAGGTCACACCACAATTGAATCCAACCGAGCTGTATGATAAACGTAAATCAAAAGATGCCTCTCGTCTTCGAGCTTATAATAAAATTCTAGAACAAATCTATAATCGAATTCGCGTGATCTCCAAACTTCCGAATTCACAGTGCTATTTGCTTTATACAGTTCCGCCTTTTATTTTGGGCTTACCCAAGATCGACCTAGAAGACTGTGTGATCTACTTGATTTATCAATTACGTCACGCAGGATATGAGGTTCGTTATACGCCGCCCAATATGATGTATATTTCATGGTTGCATCATGAGAAATCGTACTTGGTAGAACAATCTCCCATTATGCAGGCCATGTTAGAATCGGCAGAGAAAACACAGGCCGAGATGGAGCGCAAAGAGAAAGAGGCATCGCGGCTGATTCAGGGTCGTAAATCTCAGAAGAAAGTTCGAATGCATACGCCTGGCGAATTTCAACAAAATAATATGATGGGGGTGCGCTCCTCGGCCATTTCAACCATATTAAATCGCCCCAATCCAGCCGCAGGGCCACCACCACCTTCTGCCGCCGATTATGTACCTCCTTCCGCCTTTTTACAAAATGTTACGCAGCCTGTGAATACTGTAATTCAGCCAAAATCGTCTATGGATTATTTTCGTTAAGTAGAGATGAACGATCTACAAAAACGATTCTATCTATTTATTTTTGGTTGTATCGGTGTGCGTACCTTATTTACTGTAGCAGCAGCGTACGCGAGTGTATCTACATTATATATAATGGGAATACTTGCTCTTATTCCTGTGCTCGGTTGGTTAAACATTATGTTAATTGGGGAGCGAACTACGGGTCCTGAAGTATTTGGTGGTCGGATCTGGTGGCAGAATCTACGTCCGGTTCATACCCTCTTGTGGGCTGGATTTGCCTATCGTGCCATTCGTGGAATTACATCTGCGTATCGATTATTAGCCATTGATACACTCATTGGATTGTGTGCGTTCTTATTTCATCATTATAAAAACGGGGATTTGAACGTGATGCTACGAGGTTGATTTATTTAGACCAACGGATCGATTTCAAATGGGTACGATCACTCTAGACCTAAAAACGTACGCCCAATCTTACTAGTTATAAACATAGCAAATCCGGAGCCAATCTGAGCATAAAATACTACAGTTCTTTTTGTACAAGATAGTAAATACAAAGATAAGCCTATAAAAAATAAGAAACTGAGCCAGAATAATTTTGTATAAATATCCATCATTTACTATCTATATATAATAAAAAAATTTCACGTAGATAGTAAAAACGTATATTGGTCATATACGTTTTTATGGTCTTTGTAATCAGTGTTAGCGTATATGATGTTATTTTACATCGCCTGTCGTTTCGTATACAAAATATACGTCAAACAATATACGGTAAAGATTGCTAATGAACTGGCGCCGATAGGCGACATCCGCTTATAGATTTCCATAAAGGCAGCCGAACCCAGCATTAATCCTGCATCTCCTACAATAATTTTTGCACCGTTCTCTTTCGCATATTCCTTAAAGACATCCATTAACTGATTATGACCATACGGGAAAGGCTTGATAACAAATAGGTAAAACAATAGATCATGTATGGCTTGTACTCCTACCACTACTCCCAAAAATGGTAGAAGTGAGTACGTGCTAAATAGAAATGGATATACAACATTTGCGATTAAGAATCCAATCACAATGACAGTAACATCTGATAGAACTGCGACAAGTCCAAATTTATCATACCATTTATTAAGTGATTTTCCACCCACGTCTGCATATCTGGCTAAAAATAATACAACCGTATCAAGTGAAAGAACAGAGCAGAATAATGTTACAATATCTGAAATAGAGTTAATATACATTCTACTTGTTATATTATTTAAAACATCATGTAACTTTGTGAAAATGATACTCGGAGAGCTTGGAACAGTCTTATTACAAGATATTCAAACACAGGAAATTATTCCGAAACCGCTTCAATATGCGTAAGAATCTCATGTAATCGCTTTGAAACAACCGGTCCTACCTTTCTCGCACCCACCTTGATCTCTGCCAATTCCTTACTCGGTTTTTCCATCACTGCTTTTAGCGTCCCGCATTCTGCTAGAATCGCTTCGGACATTTTTACAGATACTCCAGGGCACTGTGCAAGACAGGCAATGGCAAACTGTTTCGGATCGGCTGCATTTGCTTTTTTCTGTACATGAATCCCATCCGTAATCTTAATTAGCTCCGTTGTCCGCTGCAATATTTTTGGATCTTCTTTCCATTGTTCTATCAAGGTCTGTATAAGTTCCGCGGTTTCTTGAATTGATGCTGTTTGCATCACAGGAATCTGATAATGAAAGATCAGGCGATGAATAAATTTCAGAAGTGCTTTCTTTTGTAGACGACCGGTGGTCGAAGAAAGGGATCCTTCTAATACATACATCGGCTGTGTTTTGTGTTCTTGACAAAAGGCTAGAATTCTCGCACGTTGATCGCGGTATCGTCCGTCCAAGATCGAAGCCTCCAGATCGCGGATCGATTTGCGTTCAATCACCAACCCACCCTCCGCCATGCTACCCTCTTCCGTCACGCCGATCCAGATGTCTGCCACAGGCAGCGCACGAACCGTGATAGGATTTAATAGAGAAATTAACTCTCCTTCTCTTGTATCTACCCAAAACATACTATTCGTGGTATGGTATGTTTTGTTTATGTGCCTAAATAAATTATGCGATCTACCAAATAGACATGAGCCATCTTCAACTACGAGAAGGCGAATTAGAGAAACTAAATCGCCATTATCCAGATAAGGTTCCCGTCTTTGTTACCAAATCGACCCACGCAAAGGATTCGATACCCGATATTCGCAAACACAAGTTTTTGGTTCCTTCACAATTTACGATGGCAGAGTTGGTTATGACCATTCGCCGATGGTTGCTTCTGACCCCCGAACAGGCGATTTTCATATTTATTGGCGATGTATTACCTATGACCGGTGCTACGATTGGAGAACTTCATGCTCATAATAAGAGTCCTGACGGTGTGCTTCGTTTAACCTATGCATCTGAAAATACATTTGGTTAATTTTGATGCTTGCGATGACGACGGTTGAACTTCTTGATCGCATGCGACGATGAATTCATGTTTCCTATAAACTCGGGTAATCGCGCCTCGACCTTTGATTCATCTACTACTGGATTCGATACAACAGGCTCATCATCCGCAGGAATACTAATACGAAGATTACTAATGACCATTTCTTCCTCTATTTTTTTCGAAACTTCCACCTTCTCTACAACCTTCTCTACAACCTTCTCTACAACCTTCTCTGCCACACCCTTTACCTCCTCTACTACGCCCTTTATCACCTCTACATCTTCCTTATCTTCTGCAATAGGGGTCATCGGCATCTTCTCAACATGGTTCACAGCGTCCTGATTCACGACGGCCTCTCCCTTTCCACTCGACAACACTGGCTTTCCAGGCTCAATTTGAATCACCTTTCTAGATACAAACGGTATCGACAGATAGGTGCCCATCTCTATCTACTATCTACTTTATTCGGTTTAAGCTAACTATTTTTAGAATGTCATTATATGATAAAAATAGTATAACACACAGTGTATTATCACAATATGTAACGGAGTTAATCCCATTCAGGAATCGGGTACGTCGGCGCAAACATGCGATCCACACCAGGCGTCCACTGCTGACTCTCGTACCGACCATTACCCACACGCTGTCTCGGATTCAAAAATGGATTCATGCCCGCCGCCAGGTCGGAGGCCGTATAGGGCACTTCAATTGTTTCTTCACCTCGCATTGTCATTTGTTGACGGGTGTCATTTTTAACGTCATCTTCCCATACAATTTTCGGATTCTTCTCCTTTACTTCCGTCACTTCCCAAATATTATCCCCCTGCTTCGATTTATGAATGATAGGAATTAGACCCTTCTTATCATATACTTTGTCCAATAAGTTCTTCACATCATCAACCGAATAGGTAAGAAGGTCCTGGCTCGATTTGGGCTGATAGGTTTTCAGAATCTTGCGCTCCTCTTCATCGGGTGATGCAGCAACAGGTGATTCCGTGCCTTGTTGTGAATATGGAGCAGGTTTCGTGGCATACTGTGTATCCGATGTATATTTCACTTCATTTTCCTGAAAATACTGTGAACCAGGGCCCTGTATCGACCAATCAATCGGATACCGGGTCATTCCTTCATTGATCTGTTGTTGAGACGCCTCTCGGGATCCCTGATTTTGAAAGACGGCTGATATTTCATATTCATCAACAGGTTCCATTGGATATAGATTTTCCGGCAATGTCGTATTGGAACATGCTCCATTTGGATCCGTATTGGGTGAACCATCGGCGTGAAACCGATCTCCGCGATAATCGGACGGTGCATCTTCAAAATCTTCTAAATATTTACGACCTCGAACATACATGATAATGTATGCAAGCAGAGATAACAATAAAATGGTAGTTAACATTGAAATCTCCATTCTACCCCTATATCTTCCCTATATTAATAAAACAATGCCAAAGTAGAATGACCGCTCGAAATCCTAGACGCCAACCATACCGTAAGACTAAGAAACGAGGGAAAGAGGGCCGTAACAAGGCGTGGGGTCACCGTGAATCCACGGCGGGTCGAATTTTACCCCCGATTGATGTCACCTCCAAAAAAGGTATTGCACAATTATTAAAGCTTATCAGATTGGGGCCTTTTATCATTATATTAATCTATGCCGATTGGTGCGGACATTGCCATCTATTTATGCCCCACTTTGATCGAGCATCAAAAAATAGATACCGTTCCATTCAAGTGGCAAAGATCAATGAAAAGATGCTACCAAGTGTTAAAAAAGCCATGCAACAGTACAATCAATCTGCTGAGAATTTTGAGGAACTAGAAGGATATCCTAGCGTATATGTATTAGATAATGAGGGAAAAAAGCAGACGATGATTGAGCCCGTAAAAAGCACGGAGTCAATGACCCGTGTGATGAATGAATTAGGTAATGCGCCTCTTCTGCCTCCTACCGAAAGTGAAATGGAACAGCCAGTTAAGGTCCTTTCTCCTAGCAATCTTGCTACGTCTATTGGATCGATAAAGAAGCGAAGCAGTGTGCCAAAGATAACATCCATGAATTCCAGCGTAACTCCTGATTTTATTGTAGATGCCACATCAAACAGCGAGACAGAGAAGAGCACGAAAGCTAAAAGCGCCGCGGTCAATAACGCGGTCAATAACGCAGTCAATAACGTGCCAAAAAACGTAGTCAATAACGCAGTCAAAAACACAGCCAATAACGCAGTCAATAACGCAGTCAAAAACACAGCCAATAACGCAGTCAATAACGCAGTCAATAACGCGGTCAATAACGCAGCCAATAACGTAGTCATCAATGAGAACATGAATCGTGCCGTCAGTCAGGCCATGGCAAATGCAAATCTAGAAGATGATGTATCCGTTAAATCAGCGTCTGTCTCAATGCCAGCTGTATCGATGCCAGCTATCACAGTGCCCTCTACTCCTACAAAATCATCTACTCCAAAGGAAATGGAACAGCAAGCTGAAAAGCTCGCCTCATTTGAAATGCTGAAGGGTGCTACTTCTCGCCCTCCTATTATGATACCGCCCATGATGAACGATGATCTGGAGACCATTCGTAATCCAAAATCTATGATGGAGACAAGAGCAAGGTATGCGGCCCCTGCTGCAGGTGGAAGTTTGTATGCTGCTCTTTCTCAATCGGCCTATACCTTGGCGCCGCCCGCCGCCCTTCTCGCCACTGCCGCTCTTATGATGAAACGAAGAACGCGTAAAGTACGAAGAACGCATAAAGTACGAAGAACGCGTCGTCGCTCATAAAAATTGAACCAACATAGGGCAGAAACGAATTGGTACCCAGCCATGTCAAATCGTGATATTGTCTTTCATCTCTTAGATATCCAGGCGCGCGATATGCGCATTGAGTCCGAACAGGACGATACTGTTGAACTCGCCTATGAATCGAATTCCGATGAAGACGATGAATTCCAAACTCGCCGTAAAAAGAAGAAAACAACGTCCTTTACACAACAACGTGAGCTTGTTCTTCATTTGTTTGGTACAACGGACACGGGTCGTACTCTTCGATGTGATGTCACTGGTTTTCGTCCCACCTTATATCTTCGCCTCCCCGAAGAAAAAACCTCCCTTGCGGCTGATGCCATTCAACAATACATCAACCGTCAGGGCATTCCTATGGGTCAACTCAATATTACGCGCATCACTAAAAAAATCTTCTATGGCTTCACTGCCCAAACCTTCTATCCCTTTCTTCAAATTGATGTTCCCTCCCTCGGTCTCTTTCGCACCCTTCGAGGACTCTTCTTGGACGAAAATCTTAACTTTGCTACCAAACAGCCTCTGGATGGTGCATTGCGCGGAAAAAAGGTGGAAGTCTTTGAGGCGAATCTGGATCCCATGCTCCGCTTTCTCCACGTTCAAAACATTCAGCCCTGCGGCTGGGTATGTATCGTCAATGGCCTTTCCTCGGTATCCCAAGATTCCGATTCCGACTGGGTCATCGAATGCGATTATACTCAAATTGTGCCAACACAGGGGCCTCGCGTATCGGCTCCTTTCTTGACGGCTTCTTGGGATATTGAGTGCCTGTCCCTGACAGGCGACTTTCCTGTTGCCAAGAGAAGCTGGAGCAAGGCTGCGAAGGAGCTATTAAAACTTGCGAAATCAGCAGAAGACGTTGCTGATTTCGTCAGTCATAGCATTTGCACGGAAGATCGCGCTGCGGCATCATACAAAGGCATGACTCCGATTTATGCCACCTTTAAAAAAGGAAAGAGCCAAAGTCACGTGCATGATTCACTTACCAGCAGTCAAGAACAGATTCAAGAAGTACTTGAAATGGGTAATGGACAAGAGGCCATGGAACAGCTCCTTGGAAAAACATTGAATCGCCTGATGACCTTGATGGGTGATCCTGCTATTCAGATTGGAACGACGTTGACGCGCGGCTCGGTAGAGACCACGGAGCGTCATTTGTTTGTCTTTCCCGATTGTGCCGAGATTCCTGGCATCGTTGTTCACGCCTTTCCAACCGAAAAAGAGATGATTCTCGCATGGTTTGAATGGCTGATTGAGCGAAATCCAGACATTCTTATCGGATACAACGTCTTTGGTTTTGATGAATCCTATGTATGGGCTCGTGCCGAAGAGCTAGGTCTGATTAGAGAGAATTCCCCCATTCACGCCCTCAATCGTCTTGTCGAACTCTCAGGCGAAATGAAACTCGAAGAGAAGTTCTTGAGTTCCTCCGCGATGGGTGATAATCGCATGTATATTTGGACCACTCATGGTCGCCTCCAAATTGATTTGTTCCACTATATCAAGCGCAACAACGTGTTGCCTTCCTATAAATTGGACGAAGTCACCAAACATTTCATGTCTGGAAAACTAAAGAAACAATCCTACGATCCTGCGTCACAGATACTGCTTCTAGAAGTGGCAGGCGCCATTAAAGATGTTCGTGCCGGTCGCGCGATTACACTTCTCGATGATACAGGTGAAACCGTCTCACAAAAATTAACGATTCAGGAAGTCATTGGATCCACGCTCCGAATTTCGTGTTCGTTGGACGAAGATGCACTAATCGAAATGGAAGATGCGACAAAATGGGTCGTGGTAAAAGACGATGTCAGTCCACAAGATATCTTTCGACTTCATCGAGAAGGCGCAGAAGGCCGAGCAGTCGTCGGCAAGTACTGTCTTCAAGATTGTGACCTGGTCATTGATCTGTATAAGAAACTCGAAACCTTCAACAATTCTATGTCAATGGCCAATGTTTGTTCAGTGCCTGTCAGTTATATCTTTACACGCGGCCAAGGTATCAAGATTGAGTCGTTGATCTTCAAATATTGCCGTGAACGCAACATTGTTATTCCTGTATTGGCGAATCCGCGCGAAGGATCTTCTGATGATTCCTATGAGGGTGCCATTGTCTTGGACCCCCAGCCTGGCTTCTATTCCACCAGTCCGATTGGTGTATGTGACTTTGCGTCTCTTTATCCTTCCACCATCGTGAGCGAAAACATCAGTCACGACTCTCTTCTATGGGTAAAGGATTTTACCAATGAGGGTGAACTGATTACACATCAATGGGGCTCAGAAGTATATGATGAATGTGACGGATATGCCTTTACCGACATTGAATTCGACATCATTCGTCCTGACCCTGCCGATACTCGCAAGCACCCTCGTAAAATTAAATGTGGACGTCGCATCTGCCGCTTTGCTCAACCACTCGATGGAACCAAGTCAACCCTTCCACAGATTACGACGTGGCTTCTTACCGCTCGTTCCGCAAAAAAGAAAGAAATGAAAGCTGAGAAGGATCCTGAGCGATATGCCTTGCTGGACGCCGAGCAGCTGGCGTATAAGCTGACAGGTAATTCGCTGTATGGTCAGTTGGGTTCAGGTACATTTAAGATTCGTCTGCAAGCATTGGCGGCGTCCGTTACCGCCTATGGTCGTAAACAGATTCTCTTTGCCAAGGCTGCCATTGAGAGGTTTTACGGACCTGAAAGAAAATTAAAGAATTGCTCTGCAAATGTCATGTATGGTGACACGGATTCTCTATTTGTAGAGTTTAATGTAAGAGATCCTGAAACGGGTAAGAGACTCGAAGGGCGTGAGGCACGTCAGGCAACCATTGATATCACAGACGAAACAGGTCATTTCATTACCAAAACCTTGGCTGCGCCCCATGACTTTGAATTTGATAAGGCATTTGATCCCCTTCTTATGTTTTCGAAGAAACGATATGCCGGCAATATGTACGAAGAAAATGCGGACGATTACGTTCATAAGTACATGGGTATTGCACTAAAGCGACGAGATAATGCACCCATCGTCAAAACCATCTTTGGAGGTGCAATGAAGATGCTCTTGGATAAGAGAGATGTCATCGGTGCCTTTCAGTTTGTAAAAGAAAAATGTTTGGAGTTGGTTGATGGAAAGGTGAATCTGGGTCAACTTACCGTGACTAAATCGTTGCGTGCTGACTATGCGGATCCCGCTCGTATTGCCCATAAGGCGTTGGCGGACAGAATTACATTGAGAGACCCAGGAAATGCACCGGCGGCTGGGGATCGTATCGGTTATGTCTACATCAGTGCCAAGGCGGGTCAGGAGGCATCTAAACTACAGGGTGAGCGCATTGAAACCCCACAATTTATCAAAGAACATCAATTAATTCCTGATTATCGGCATTACATTGAACATCAGCTTCAGAATCCCATTTCACAGGCGTTTGGACTATTGCTAGAACAGATTCCTGGATTTCGAGCCGATATGATTCGAGGCTGTCCTACTGCTGCAGAGGATCTGGATAGGTATCTTGTCTTTCGAGAGGGAAAGGCGGCTGAATTACTGTTCTCTGAATGTCTGCAACGGTTTGAAAAAGCAAGTACACGACAGGCCATTACGACGATGTTTGGGGGGAATGTAGTTGTTACAAAACCATCTGTTAAAAAGGCATCAACCGCTGCACCAGCAGCAAAGCCAACCGTTTCGACTAGATCCGTCACCAAACAAACGACCATGAGTGGATTCTTGCTCGATTCCATGATTGTCGATGGAATTAAAAAGAAAGACCGAGCGAAAGCCGCTGCTAACAAGAAGGCTAAAGAGGAAAACGCAGCTAAAGAGGACTCTTAAAATAACATTTGACTAAGAATAGAAATGGGGAGTGCACCGTCTATACAACATTCTACTCCTCTCACCTTAACTCTTATTGATACGAAACAAGCCGCACAGCGGCTATTAGATCACGCAGAGAAGATCGATTTTTATTTGGATATCTGTCAACAAGACCCTATGAACAAATTGGCTAGACGTCGTCTTACCTATGCTGTTAATACCATCTCTCCTAAAGAATCGGTTCATTATCAAACCCTTCTCAACAACATGATCCCTCAACTTCCGATGCGTCTTCGAATGGATCTAGAAAATATATCGATTCTTCCGCTAATGCCGTCTTCTGATGGGGGAATGCCTCATACGCGTCCTCCTTCCTTGATTTGTTATCCTCAGCTCGGACAACTGACGTCGGTATCTACTATGATTCATGAATTGTGGCATGTTCATCAAAGAATATATAAGGATCTCTGGAAGCAGGTATTTGAAAAACTAGGGTGGAAGGAATGGACCGATCCTCTTCCCGCCTTTTTAGAAAAGAACCGTCGTATCAATCCCGATACCATTGATGCACCCTTGTGGGTCTATCAAGATACGTGGGTTCCTGTAACAGTATTTGAAGACATTGCGCTTCCTAATATTACTGAAGTACATATTTGGTTTTATAATATCAAGGAACACTATCATTTGAAGCAAATTCCTGTCAAACTGGGTCGCCATTTTCCTGATCTGCCACGAAACGCGTATGAACACCCACGCGAACTGACTGCGTATTTATTGGCGGAACCGCAACATCATCGCGACTCTCCTGCGCTGCATGATATTCTTTCCTTAGTTGGAAATCTGGCTTTACCTCCTTCTTTAATCACACGTTCTAGTAGTGAGAAACATGTGTCTCGAACATAGTCATTGCGCCGCATGGATTTCTCTCGAGTCGGTCGGAATCCCCCTACAGGGGTGTCTTCGATCCGCCGAATGGTTACGATCCATTCGAATTCCCTGTTATCAATCGGTTATGAATCCCTCCATCTATTTAGAACAACCGCGCGAAACACTCACTTGTTTAAAAACAGTATCACATGGTACATTTGGATACATCGATTTAGCATGTTATCATACTGCAAATGGTGATCGAGAGGTGTATATCAAACGCCCGATTCTTCCTGGAAAGAGTTTATTATATGAAGCATGCATGCAGAAATTGGTCGCGGAGAGTTTAGAAACCATTGGAATTCACAATGGGGCACCGCATGTACTGCGTATTTTTTCACTTCATGATCGATCTGTTGGATTTGCGATGGAACCGATTGAAGGAGCTTGTACCTTTAATCACTATTTGGATCATCTTCCTGATTCCTGTTTATCAAATGCGATCATCGACTGTCTTCTTCAGTTGAGTGCGATCTTATGGCATTTGAATCATCGTATAGGGATCAATCATCGTGATCTGACACCGAGTAATTTTTTGATCGTGGAACATCCGCCTCAGATCAAAATTCTAACGATCGAAAATGAGATCATTGATCTGACCTCCACACGATCATTGACTTTGATCGATTTTGGGTTTTCCTGTATTGGATCGATCACCACTCGTGTAGCAGAATTATCACTGAGTACGGTATATCCTGCTTCTGATCCGTGTCCAAAAGATGGGCGTGATCTCTATTTATTTTTGGGATTACTATATATTGAATACTATTCCCGTCTTCCTCTTCAGCTGCGAGAGCTAGTTGAATCATGGTTGCAAGAACCTGGATCGAATTTATGTCGATTTATGCGTCGAGATAAAGAGTCTTCTAAAAAATGGTTATATTTCATGGCTGGAAATGATAGTATTAAGCGATTTCACTCAAGTCCTGTGCGGATCGTCGCTGATCTACAGAAATTTTTATAGTCTAAAGACTTGTCATCTATCTTATGTAAAGACAGCATGGCATTTGTGCAAGCAATGAACTCTACCAAAAAGGGTGTAAACGGTGCCGATGTCTACACAGAGACGGGTGTAGGCGATGAGCGTGTAACCCTGTTCACCATGCTGAATCGCGGACTAGAGGAGACGTATATTCGCAAAACCGTGGCGAACATTGCTGAGAGAAATTCTGATGAGGAGATTCGCGATCTGTTTGTGATGGCGTTTCAGACACGCGATGTACGTGGCGGGAAAGGTGAGAAGAAACTGTTCTATCAATTTCTCACCACCCTTTATCAGTTTTTCCCATTTCTGGCGGTGCGTATGTTGGTATTGGTACCCGAGTACGGTTGTTGGCGTGATATGTGGGAGCTTTGGCTGGCGAATCCTAAGTGGAAGTCGGATATTTTGAATATCGTCAAGACTCAGTTCATGAGCGATTTGGCGAAGGCGGGTTCAGGCGATACTAAATCCATGTCTCTTCTTGCAAAGTGGTTGCCGCGCGAGAAGTCCAAGGCATATACTGGTCTTGCATACTATATTTCGAACGCACTATATTCTGATAATATTTCTGAGCGAAGAAAGTTGATTCGCTATCGTAAGGAGACCAGTTTTATGAATGCCGCGCTCAAGACTGTTGAAGTGGACATGTGCAGTCATCGCTGGCGCAAGATTCAGCCAGAGGCCGTTCCTGGTCGTTGTTTGAAGCTTCACGATACAGCATTCTTGAATGAAAAGAAAAATGGCGATCTACGTTATCCAGATGATTCGGATCGTATGAAGTGTCGCACTCACTTTCGAGATTTTGTGAAGGATTTGTCTTCTGGTAAGAAGACGGCGCATGGCGCGAACGTCGTGCTTCCACATGAGCTAGTTCTAAAGGCACAGGATCCGTCGGTCGGTTGGGATCAGCAAGTCATCAACCAGGCACAATGGGAGTCCATTCGCAAGGAGACGTTGAAACAGGGCGGACTTGGTAAATCATTGGCAATGTGTGATTTCAGTGGAAGCATGGCGGGTATTCCTCTTCAGATTTCGTTGGCGCTAGGTGTTCTTATTTCTGAGTGCACCCACCCATCATTTAAGGATCATATTCTGACCTTTGATTCGACGCCGCGATGGCATTCGTTTTCGGGACAGACGATGTTGAAATCTAAGTTGGAGTCTGTTCGTGGCTGGGGTCAAGGTCTTAGTACCAACTTCTATATGGCATGCCGTCTCATTATGGAGCGCATGATTCAATGGCGCGTACCAGTGAATGAGGCGCCAGAGGATTTGATCGTGATCACGGACATGGGGTTTGACGATGCGGCTGATACTCACTCGCGTTCCAGTTCATCGCGTCACTCCGCATGGGAGACACAGTTGATGCGTATCCGTCGCGAGTTTCATG